GTGAGCACCGCGCGGCAGAACGCCAGCTCCCCGTCGACCTGCACCGTCGGCGGCACCGCGGGCACCGCGTTGGGCACGTGCACGAGGAAGGCCCGGCCGCTCGTGCCCGTGCCCGAGAAGCCGAACAGCACGAGGTGCCGCGAGCTCATGTTCGCGAACGCGGTGACCTCGGCGGTCCCACCGCGCAGCGTGATCTCGACCTGCACCTGCTGCTGCGGGCTCGCAACCTCCTTGCGCGCAGCGAGCGAGGACACCCCGCCCGCGCCGGGAATGTCCTGCCACTGCCGCGGCACCGTGAGCCTGACGCTGGTGATCAGCGACGCGCTCGGCAGGGTGCCCAGGCTCGACGCGAGCCACAGCCCGCCGTTGCCGCTCGACACGTCCAGGGCGAAGGGCGCGGCCATGTCGTCGGACACCGCCGTCTCGGAGAGCGACAGGTCGCCGAAGCCGTCGTGATCCGCGCTCGTGCCGTTGAGCGCGAGCATCGGCACGCCGCCGATGGCGAGCGTGAGCTCCGGCGAGAACACGCACCCGCGGCCACGGCTCTGCGCCTCGTTGCTCCCCGCCTCGATGGGCGCGTGGTCCACGGTGAACGTCTGCGTGTCGTCCTCGGCGAGGAAGTAGTTGTACAGGTTGCGGATCACCTCGCCCGCCTGCGGCGTGCCCGGCAGCGGCGGCTGCACGCTCACCACGTCGGTCGCGATGGCCGTCACCTGGTGCAGCGACAGCGCGCCCGACGTGGCCTCGTAGAGCAGCCACTGCCCGACCGCGAACCGCGTGCCGTGCCCCGTGGTCACCGTCACGTCGGCGCTCGACACGCTCACCACCGCGGACCCCGCCGCCGGCGTGAGCTCGCCGCCCATCGCCGCGCGCCACAGGAGCTGGTGCGAGAGCGCCGAGGCGTTCGAGAACACCACCGGCGTCGCAGCCGCGTTGAGCCGCGTCGAGGGCGGCTTCACGTCCACCGCGAGCGCCACCGGCGAGCCCGACTTCATCCCCTTGACCGGCGTCTGGTACGCGCGGCGCGAGGTGAGCGAGTCCTGTCGCGCGATCATCTGCTGCGTCTTGCCCGCGAGCGGCCACGGCGGGTCCGCGCGGTTGAGCAGCGCCTTCATGTTGCTCGACGTGGTGCCGAAGGTCGACTCCGCGCCGATCCGCACGATGCCGTTGTGCTTGTTGATGTCCGACCAGGTCATCGCATTTCCCTCACTTCACCCGCACCACGCGGAACCGCGAATCTTTGAGCCACGACGCGAGCTGACCGCTCGCCTTCATCTTGTTCGTCGACAGCCCGAGCTTGCGCTTGCGCTCGGTCCACTTCGCCGTGTTCGCCGGGATCTGCCCCTCGATGTCGGCGCCGCTGTGCAGGGCGCGCGCGAGGAAGGTCTCTTTGATGAACGGCGCCAGCGCGAACATCACGTTCTGCGGTTGCGGGATCGCCTTGCCCTGGAACCGCCCGAGCGCGTACCGGAGCGCGCGCTCCTTGAGTTGCGCGTCGAGCTTCGTGAGCGTGCGGCCACGCGCCTCGAGGTACTGCAGCACCTCCGCGTTCGTCGGCTGCGCGGGCGCCGGTCCCTTGCGCGGGCGCAGCGTGGGGTACGCCTTGCGCGCCGTCGCGGGGCCATCGAAGGCAATCGCCCACGTCTGACCCATCTTCGACACGACGTCGCGGAGCTGCAGCTCCAGGAGCTTCAACGCGCTGACGTTGCTCTTGACCTTGATGGCGCTCATGAGATGGACACCTCCACGTCGAAGAACACCGTAGCCAGCGCGCGGTTGAGGTCCGCGATCCGCTCGAAGCTCGTCGCCCCCGACCTGCGTGCGCTCACCCACGCGGGCGACGCGCCGGCCCACGCCGTCGTCTGCGTCACCGCGGCCTCGATCGCGTCCATGTCGCTCTGCGCGTCGAGCGATGCGTCGTCGAACGAGCTCCGCACCGTCGCGCCCACGGCCATTTCGTCGCGGCCGAACGAGTAGCCGATGCGCACCATGAGGCGGCAGAGCTTGTAGCGCGGCGACATCGCGCGGTTGATGCCCGTCTCGCCCGTGCGGTAGTCGGTCGCCGGCATCCCCACCGACAGCCCGCGGTGGAAGTGCGCGCCGGGGAACTCCGGGTCGGTGATGTCGCCGTGCGCCTGCACGCCCTTGAGCGTGGACACCGCGCCCACCGCCAGGGCCTGCAGCTTCGTGGCAACGCCCGTGAGGTCAGCCACGCGCCCACCTGAAGCCCCGGCCGGTGCCCTTCACGTCGTCGATCGGCTGCGCGCGGTCCATCTCGCGCTCGAAGCTGTCGCGGAAAATCTTGGCCTGCTGCGCGTACTGGTCGCCCGTGCCGTCGCGCGCGATCTGCTGCAACGCCTCAAACAGCAACGCGACCGCGAGGTCCGTCTCCGCGCGCGTCACGCCCGCCGTGGATGTGACCATCGCCTCGGTGATGTCGCGCTGGCGCAGGATCTCCACGACCTGCGCGTGCGCCGCGGTGATCAGGGCGTCGTAGTTGGTGATCGCCGCGTCACCGCGCGCCACCGCCGCGGCGCTGTACGCCGTCAGGGCAGGCGCCGCGAGCACGGTGCGGGCGTTGATCGAGGCGGTCGTCGCCCACACCATCACGGCCTCCGCGGGGCGCGGGCGCGCGCGGTGGGCTCGGCGGGGGGCGTCGGGCCCGTGGGAGCGGAGGAGTCCTCCCACGGGCCGACGATGACGAGGGAAGGCCCGATGCACCCGATCATCCGCGTGGCCGCGGCCTCGGTGACGCCGTTCTGCGCCACGCCGTCGACGAACGACACCCCGTGCGGCGCAACGTGCCCGATGTGCCCGGTGCACGAGGGGAACGCGAGACGGAGCAGGGGGACGTCGTCGTGGCGGGCTTCGGAGACGGGCATCGGCAGTTCCTTCCCGGTGGCGCTGTCAGTTGGTGATCTCGTCGGCCATCGCGATGGCGAGGTCGGAGCGCACGGCGAGGCCCATGTAGCCCTTGACGCGCACCTTCTGGCTGTCGACCGACGACGAGGTGCCCAGGTTCAGCACCGTGATGCCGTTCTCCGACGCGATCAGCTCGTGCGCGAGCTCGTCGCCCATCGCGCTGTCGGCGTAGAAGCCGTGCACGCCCTCGTCGGCGTCGAGCGACGCGCAGAAGACCACCGCGCCGGTGCTCAGCGACCCCTTGGAGCGGTCGAGCGGGCAGTAGTCCGACACGAAGATCGGGAGCCCGTTGTAGCTCGGGACCACCACGGTCTCGCGCAGCGCCGGGATGTAGCTCTGCGAGATCTCCATCATGGTCACGCCGCCGAGGGCGCGGAGCAGCGCCATCACGCTGCGGCGCGTGCGGGAGTTCATGACGTAGGCCTTGCCGCGGCCGACCTTCACGAGGTCCGCGAGCTGGTCGAGCGTCGCGAGCGAGATCGCGTCGCCGTTGCTGCCCGAGGAGCTCACGGTCTGCCCGCTGGTGATGAGCCGCAGCAGGCCGTCGATCGGGGTCGTGCTCGAGGTCGGCGCGAAGGTGAACACCGTCGTGCCGTTCGTGGTGCGCGTGCCCGCGAAGGTCACGTTGACCCACTTGTCCTCGCTGGACGAGTAGACCTTGACCGCGGAGGAGTAGGTCACGGCGGTGCCGAACTCGGCATCGCCCGGGGCCTTGTACTGCACCGTCGTGCCCGAGTGCGTGTAGCGGATGAGCCCCGGCCCGAGCGCCGGGTCGTGCCCGGGGCCGACCACGATGGTCGCGCCGCTCGCGCCGGACGAACCGACTTCCACCACCGTGACGGTCCAGTTCGCGTTGCCGGAGATGACGTCGCTCCCGTAGCTCCGGCCGATGGCCTTGGACGCCTTGGAGATCGCCGTCGCCTTCGCATTGGCCATTCCGAACTGCGCGGCGTCGAGGGTGTTGAGCTCCTGGTCCACCACGAGCGAGCGGCAGAAGGCCGACACGCGCGAGAAGGTCAGCGCGTCGGTGACGGTGATCGTCGCGCCCGGCGAGGGCTTGGACACCGCGGGCAGCGCCTTCTCGCGGTTGAAGTCGAACGACTTCCCGCGCACGGGCACCATCGGCAGGTTCGCGACGAGCTGGTCCGACGTGACGATGTTCTCGATCACGCCCTGGATCAGCGGGTTGTTGGTGAGCTTCAGCAGTTCAACGAGAGAGATAGCCATGACGCGTGCTCCTGTGGGTTCGGGGCGGGACGCATGGCCCGCCGCGGATCAGCGGCCCTTGAGGCTTGCCGCGATCTTCTCGGTCGGGGTCATCCCGGCGAACGCGGCCCGACCACCCGCGCCACCGCTGCCGCCGTGGGCCGCACCGGCGCCGCCCACGGCCTTGAAAAACTTCGACAGCTTCGCGTCGACGAACCGCTGCCAGCCCGTCTCGATGGGCTCCACGTCGTCGCCCACGCGGATGGTCACGACCTCGCGACCGTCGGCCATCTCCACGGCCATCGCGCTCGAGACGAGCGACTCGATCTCCGGGGCGATCTCCGCGTTGAACAGCCGCGTCGCGACGGTGCCGATGCGCGACGCCGCGGCGTGCTGCACCATCAGCCCGTGCCGGCGCTGCATCTCGGCCTGCGCCTTCGCGCCGAGGTCCGCGATCTGCTTCTGGTAGCCCTCGCGCTCCGCGGCGAGCTTGCGCTCCTGCCGCTGCGTCGCCGTGAGCTTCTCCTCTTCGGCGCGCACGCGCTCGGCCTCGATCTCCGCAAGCCGCGCCTTGAGGCTCTCGGCCTCGGCGGCGGCAGGCTCCAGCATCGCGCGCGCCTTGCGCACCTCGCGGGCGATGATCGCGTTGACCTCGCTCTGCGTGAGGGTCTTCTCGGGCGCCGGGGGCGCCGCCTCTGCCTGGGTCTGCTGCTCAGTGGTCTCCACGAATCACGCTCCCGCCGCAGTCGTGTCCGCGGCCGTTGGCCCCGCGAGAGAAGGCACGAACTCGCCCGGCGCGGGTGCCGGGAGGTCGTTCACCGCCGCGGTCGTCGCGGCGTCGATGGTCTGGACTGCGGCAGTCGTCTCGTAGGCCGCACGCTCACGCTCCGCACGCGCCTCGAGCTGCGCCCGCAGCCGCGCCTCGGCATCCGGCGCGAGACGCGGGTAGAGCGCCCGGCCGATGTCGGCGCGCGCGAGCGCCACGAGCTCGGGCACGAGTTGGTCACCCTTCTCGATCACCGCCATGGCGCGGTCGGCACGCGTCTCGGCGTCGAGCGGGTCGAACCGCCGCGGGTAGGTGATCGTGGTCGCGGCCTGCCACGCCGAGGCGTCGGCGCCGTCCCACGCGGCGAGGATCGCCACCACCTCGCGCTCGAAGGCCTCGTGCTGCGACGCCGCCACGACGAGCAGCGCGGACATCTGCCGGAAGCGGTAGCCGCGCGACACGCCCGACTCCGGGGCGATGGCCTGCGCGGAGGGCCGCTCCTGATACGCCGCCTCGTAGATCCGCGTGGTCAGCGCGTCGACGCGCGAGCCGTAGTGGATCAGCACCGAGGGGTCGGGCGCGATGAATGACGGCGGGGCCGCGCCCAGCGGGTACGTCATGCCCGATTGCGTGCCGAGCTTCGTACCCTCGACGCGTGCCGTGTCGTCAGTCTGCACGCACAGGATCGAGAACGCGGTGTCCCTCTCGCCCTGGCGTTGCTCGCTCTGGACGTTGAACAGTTCGACCGCAGCGGCCACGCTCCCGCTCAGCACCGAGGGCGCGCAGAGCTCGCTCGGCGCCATCGACGGTACCCACCGCAGCACCGCCACCGGCACGCGGCCGAGGGCGTGCGGCACGTCGCCCGTGTCGGTCTCGAGCTCGTACTTCTCGCCCTTCTCGACGAGCGTGATGCGCCGCCAGGCCGCGCGCGTCCACAGCGTGTACGTCTCGCGCTCGATCTCCTCGCCCGTGAGCAGGTCGCGCTCGTGCGTCTCGGAGCGGAGCTTGAGCGCCACGACCTCGCCGCGCGCGTCGATCTGCCAGTCGGCCACCTCGCGCGGGTCAAGCCATCGAGCCGTCGTGCCCGGGTCGGTCGCCGGCCGGTCGCCCTCGGGGCGGTCGATGAGCGCCATCGCCCACCCGTGCCGCAGCGCCGCGTCTGAGCCCTGCGCCACCCACGCGTCGACCTTGCCGAGCCCCGCGTCGGGGTCGTCCCAGAACCGCCGCACGGCCTCGATGCTCGTGTCGCGCACCGGGGCATCCGACCAGAGCTGGCCGGTGTAGGACCGCAGCACCGGGGCAACGTGGTTGTCGTACGTGCTCGCGCGAACGCGGGCGGTGAAGTCGTCGGACGTCTCGCGTGGGAACTGCTGCAGGTACGTCTCGCCGTCGCCCACGCGCAGCAGCAGCGTCCCGCCCACCACGCCACCGGGGCCGTAGTCGTGCACGCGCAGGTCGCGCAGGCCCGCGAGGAACCCGCCCTGCCCGGTCACCGCGTCGTCGACCAGCTGCCAATGCTGCGCGCCGAGCGGCCCGTCGTGTGCGGGGTTCCGCTTGCGCAGCGCGGTGATGAGGTCGACCGGGGGCACGGCGGACATATCCTGTCACGGGTGGACGGGATATGTCAAAGCGTTGCGGGTGACGGGGTGCGGGCGAGGGGGTGCGCGCAGCCGACAGACCCGGGCGGGTCACCGCGAGAACTGCGTGACGCCCGACCCGGTGCCCGCGGTCCATGCGTAGGCCAGCGCATCGACGTCGTCGTCGTGGCGGTCGCTCACGCCCGTGAAGCGGCACACGGTGTCGAGGAACGCCCCGAGCCACGGCGCGCCCTGGCTGCTCGCAGGCACCCGCACGCGGCCCTCGTTCCACGCCGTTGCCACCGGCTGCGCCCTGACGAACTTGTCGCCCCTGGGTGCAACCTCCGACAGCCGCAGGCCCGGCTCGATGGACCGCAGCGCCCGCGCGATGCTCTTGCCGTCCCGGCTCGCTTCGATGTGCAGCGGGGCCATCCCGTGCTTGCGCTGCCAGGCGTGCAGCTCCCGCGCGACGTCGCCCGGCTCGCGCTGCAGCCGCAGCACGTCCACCACGTCCGCCCGCAGCGTCGTCCCTGCGCCGCGCATCGCGAGGGCCACCGCGACGGTCCAGTCGGCGCGGGTGGACTCGGTGCCCGCGGGGTCCACGGCGAGCACGATGCGCGCGCCCGCGAGGTCGGGCGTCGTGTAGCGCGTCGGCGTGCGGAACACCTCACCGCCCCGGGCCCGCGGGGCGCCCATGAACAGGGAGTGCCAGTCGTACTCGTTCGCCGCGCGTTTCTTCGCCAGCTCGGAGAGCGGCCACCTCGAGGGCCACAGCGGCGCGCCCGCATCGTCCACCGCGGGGAGGTTCACCACCTCCCACTGCGCCGCGTCGCCCATCTCCCCGCGCGCGAGGCGCCCGATCAGGTCGTCCTCGTGCCAGCGCGTGTGCACCACGATGCAGCTCCCGCCCGGCTCGATGCGCGTCCACAGCGTGCTGGTGAACCAATCCCACGTGCGCTGGCGGATCAGCGCCGACTCGGCCTCCTCGCGGTTCTTCACCGGGTCGTCCACCACCGCGAGGCGCACGCCCTGCCCGGTGAGCGGACCGCCGATGCCCGTGGCGAGCAGCCCGCCGCCCTCGGTGGTGCGCCACTCCGACAGGGTCGACCGCGCCGGGTGGAGCTTCACCCCCTGCGCCGTGGCGAAGTCCCGCGCCCGCAGGCTCTTGGACTCCGCGAAGCTCGACGCGTAGCTCACGTAGCCCAGGGCGTCGGCCGGCCGACGCGACAGCCACCACGCGAGCGCCGCGAGGACCATCTCGGTCTTGCCGTGCCGCGGCGGCACCGACACGCACGCGAACACCGCCTCGCCGGCGAACGCGCGCTCGAACAGGGACGCGACAGACGCGAGGTGTGCCGGGCGCTCGTACCCGCGCGACAGGCGCGGCACGAAATCGAGCAGGCCCGTCGGCTCCTCGCGCGCACGCGCCGCCTCGAGGAGCTCGTGCAGCTCCCGGCGCTCAGCCGCCGTCAGGTGATCCCACTCCGCCAGCAACGCGCTCGCGAGCTCGACGGAGTAGGGCAGCGGCTCGGTCACGGATCTCCTCTTCGGTGAGCGCCTCGGCAGAGCTCACGGCGATGGCCACGTTGCGCGGGCCCACCAGGCCCTGCACCTCCGCGCGGAGCTTGAGCAGGCGGGCGCAGTCGCCGTGCTTGCCGTCGTCCAGGGCGGCGATGTGCGCGGCGTCGATCTTGGCGAGCATCTCCTCGCGGGCACGCGGGCGCTCCTCCGCTGCCTCCGCGGCCCACTGGTCGCGCACGCGGCCGATGTCCTCCTCGACCACGCGCTCGGACACGCCGAACTCCTCGGCGATCTTCGCGACGACGGCGCCCGGGCGGTGCCCCTGGCACAGCAGCAGCGCCACCTTGTCGCGGCGCAGCCGGGTGTGCGTCGGAGGCGGCACGTTTGACCCGGCTGCGCCACCTCGGCGGGTCGTCGTCCCGGTCGGGAGCGGGGTCACGTTGCTGCGCGGCTTCGGCATCAGGTCGTCCGAGGGTTACCGGTGACAGCCTATGTCACTCACGCCGCGCCGTCCAGGGCGCCGCGTAGGGGCCGTGCGGCGAGGGGGCGCGGACGTGGCCCGCCGTTGCGCCAGGACGCCGTCCAGGGCGCGCGCAGGGCACGGGGTGGGCGTCGGGGCGTGCGAGGGGAGGGAGGGCGCGGGAGGGGGTCACAGGGACGGCCCGCAGAGGGCGGGTGTAACAGCCCTCCGGCGTGCGCAGGGGTGCGCAGGAGTAGGCACCGAACCTACACGCGCACACGTTGCGGCACACCCTGCGACCGCGCTTACTCCGCGTTCCGTTACGCGCGAACGGCAGAGCTTGAACGAAAACGCCTGTAGTTACAGTGTTACACCCTGTTACAGTATATGTATGTAGAGTGTAACTGCCTTGTTTATAGGCGTTGTGACAGGGGTTACACCCCCACGCCTCCCGTGTAGGGGTGGAGTGGCGGGGTGACCCTCCGAAGTGCGATCCCCACTTACGGGAATTGAGTGTATCGGGCGTAACCCGTAACAACCGGCTCACGTCCCGACCTCCCAGACGCGGGCGAGCTTGCCGCCCTCGATGCGCGCCACGCGGTTCGCCCACCCGATGCGCTTCATGATCGCGGCCACCCGCATGGCCTCGCGCTGCCCAACGTCCGGCAGGCGCAGCCCGAGCACGTCGACGAGGATCCTCTGCGTCGTGACCGGGCGCAGGATGTCGACGGGGTTGCGGTCCTCGATCCAGCGCACGATCGACGCCTCCCACGGGTCGACGACGCGGAACTCGTCGGACGCGTCGCGCAGAGCGCCCTCGGCCTCCGCGGTGAGCCACCACGCTTCGCGGTCCTGGTAGGCGGCAACGGCCTCGGCCCAAAGCTGATCGCGCTCGGCCTTGAGCGCCTCGATGTCCACGCGCGCACCGACGCGGACGCAGTGGAACCGGCGCGAGCCCGTGGGATCGTTGAGGAACTGGTCCTCGTTGGTGCTGCCCACGATCACGTTGGACCGGGGGAACGCCGAGAGCGTGCGGTGGAAGGGCGCGCGGAACGTGTCCTTCGCGGAGGAGATGAACGCCTTGATGCGCCCCGCGTGTGCGCGCCCGGTGACGTGCTCGATCTCGCCGAGCTCGTAGATCCAGGCGCCGTTGATCTGCAGCATCGCGTCTTTGTTCTCGATGTCCACGGCGGTGTCCGAGAACCACTCGCCGGCGAGCACGGAGAAGAACGTGCTCTTGCGCGCGCCCTGCGCGCCGACGAGCACGAGGGAGGTGTCGCACTTGCACCCCGGGTCCATCGCGCGTGCGACCGCGGAGACGAACCAGGCGCGGACCATCGTGGTGTTGATGGGGCTCGGCTCGGCCGCGAGGATGCGCGCGGCGACGGTGTCGAGCCGCGGGACGCCGTCCCACACGGCGCCGTTGAGGTAGTCGCGCACCGGGTGGTAGCGGCGCTCCCACGCGACCGCGAGCAGGGCCTGCGCGAGCGCGTCGGCGCCGGGGCTGATCCCGTAGCGCCGCTCGATGGCCTCGCGCATCAGCCCAAGCTCGGCCTCCTCGAGCTTTCGCCCGTCGAGGGTCGGGGCGATGATCATGTCGTTGTAGCGCAGGCGCGCGCCGTACTCCTCGGCGTTGCGCAGGATCGCGCAGAGGTTGGCGAAGGTGTTGCGCACGGCGCCCTTGGGCGTGCGGTAGAGGTCGGCCTCCCACTCGCCCGTCGTGTTCTTCGGCTCGGGCGCAGGGAGCCCCTCGTCTGCCGCCGCTGCCCTCGCCGCGATGCGCGCCTTGACCTCGGCGCTGTGCCCCTCGGGGTGCTTGCACGCGCTCGCGACGATGGCCTTGACCTCGGCGGGGTCGAGCGGAGGGACGCATCGCGCGTCGTTCTCTGCCATGATCGCGGCGAGGATGGCGGGCTCATCGAAGCTCGCTGCGCGCATGGAGCACGCGCGCTTGTACAGGCTCGCGTTGCGCTGCCCCTCGGGGAACGGCTCACCCTTGGCGCCCGGGATCACGCGGAGCTTGGGCCGCGCGGTCATCGCGTCGAGCCACGCTTGGGGCACGGGCGCGAGCTCGACCTCGTCGGGGCGCGAGGTGACCTCCCACCCGTAGGTGCGCCCGCTCGCGTGGGTGGACGGCGGGGCGACGACGTAGCCCCCATCGCCGCGCACGTCGACGCCCGGGGCGAGGACGCCGGCGCTGTTGCGGACCTCCACCGTCGTCGAAAGGTAGACGTGCCTGCCGCCGCCGCCTGTGAGCGCCTCGACGGTGTCGGGCAGGGCGCCGAGCTTGGCGCGCAGGTCCACCATGCCGTCGTCGCCACCGCTGCGCGGGTCCACGTCGATGACCACCAGGCCGTGACCCGTGGCGATGCCCACGTTGGCGTCAGGCCACCGGGTCCACCACGCGCGGATCACGTCGGGCTCGGTGGACGCGTCGAGGCACCCGCGGGGCGTGCGGGGGTGCTTGCCGGGCCCACCGCAGTCTGCCTTGCCGCACGAGCAGAGCCCGGCGTCGTCGGTGTAGTGCAGCGGGAACACGCGCCAGCCGAACTGCGACGCGTAGTGCAGCGCGGCGCGTCCCATGCGGGAGAGCTTGGCGGGAGCGTTCGACGGGGCGGTCATCACGGCGACTCCATGGGGGCGTGCGAGCGGAGGGCATCGAGGGCTGCGAGCACGGCGGGGTGGTCCTCGCCGCTGCGGGAATGGGCGAGGACGAGGCGCGCCTGCGTGAGCACGGGGGTGGCGTCGCGGCGCAGCCCCTGGATCGCGGGGAGCTGCCGCAGCCACACGGCGAGGGGCTCGGCGCTGGTGCGGTGCTCGGCGATCCACAGCACGGCCTCGCGCGCGGCGTAGGTGGGCTCGGCGGCTTCGTGCGCCCACACGCGGGTCCAGTGGCGCCGGCGCGGGCGGGGCACGGCCACGGCGACGAGCGGGCCGGAGACGGCCACGCCCGCGGCGAGGGTGGGCAGGGCGTCGGCGAAGAGGTCGGCTTGCTGGCTCATCGACCACCCCCGACGTCGCTCAGGACCGCCGCCGCGACGGCATCCCGCAGCGCCCGAGCCCGGCGCTCGCACGCCACGGCCCGCGCCCGTGCGCGCTCGGCGTCACGGTCGCAGTCATCGGCCTGCAGCAGCGCCGCGCGCACGAGCATCGCGGTGAGCTGCTGCCGCGCGCCCGCCTCGGTGGGGCCGTGGGCGACGCATCCGCACGCGCTCGCGGTCCAGTCGCCCGGGGACTCCTCGCGGGTGTAGACGCGCGGGTGCTCCGAGAGCAGGCGGGTGAGGTGCTCGGGCTGCGCGCTCACTGCGACGCCCCCGCCCTGCAGCGCTCGACGCACGCGCGGGCCTCGTCGGCGCTGCGCACGACCGCGGCGAAGCCGCCGTTGCGCCGCACGAGCGCGAGCCACTGCTCCTGCTCGGGGGCGACGCGCCCGCCCGGTGCTTTGATCTCCAGCGCGAAGAACCGCCCATCGACCAGCCCCACGAGGTCGGCGCTCCCCGGCGCGAGGCCGTAGCGCACGCGCTGCACGCCGCTGCCGGTCCAGTGCTCGGCGGTGCCGCAGTTGTTCCGCCAGCAACAGACGCCGCGGATCGTGCCGAGCGCGAGGCGCACGGCGTCCTGGATCTCCGACTCCTTCACGACGCCCTCCGCTGTCCGAACGCCGACGGGATCCCCGCAGGCCAGTGGCCGAACTCTTCTTTGAACCGCACGCCCACCCACCCCGGGCGGTAGCCGCGCTCATGCGCCGTGCGCAGCAGCTCCGCGAGCCGCGCGTCCTTGACCGCGCGGGGCACGATCACCGACGCGCCGAGCGCCGCGCGCTGCACGCGCACGGGCTTCGGCGTGGGCCACGCGGCGCCGCACATGGGGCAGCGCAGCCCGCGCTTCGCACCCTCGACCACGCACCCGCACGCCTGGCACTGCGTGATCCAGGGCCGATCGCTCTTCGGGCGCCGGATGCCGTCGAGCGTGTACTCCCGCGGCTCGTCGGGGTGCCCGTGCTCATGGACCACGCCCGCAAGGTCGATGATCAGCGCGCGCTCGCCGGGCGCCTCCACACGCCGCACGCGTCCAACCATCTGCAGAAAGGTCGCGTCGCTACCGCAGCCCCGCGCGAGCAGGCACACCTTGGCGCGCGCGCAGTCCCACCCCTCGGTGAGCACGAACGCGTTGGACAGCACCTGCACGCGCCCCGCCGCGAAGAGCCGCAGGGCGTCGTCGCGCTCGCGGGTGCGGGTGCCGCCGTCGATGTGCCGCGCCTCGATGCCGCGCGCGGCGATGCCCTCGACGAACCCGCGGGACTCCGCAACCGTCGCGTGAAACGCCACGGTCGGCCGTCCCCCGGCGTGCTCGGCCCACGCGTCCACCGCGTTGACGGCGATGCCCGCGAGGCGCTTCGGGGGGTGCACGAGGTCGACCGGCGCGAGGTATCCGCCCTCGACGAGCTCGGCGACGGTGGCGCCCACGACGATCTCGTCGAACGCGTCGCGCAGGCCTGCGCCGTCCGCGCGCTGCGGCGTGGCTGTGAGCCCGAGGTGCCACGCGCGCGGGTACTGCGCGGCGACGGCGCGGTAGGTATCGGCATCGCAGTGGTGGGCCTCGTCCCACACCACGAGGTCCGCGGGCGGGTGCTGCTCGCGCGCCACGACGGTCTGGATCGACGCGACCTGGACGGGCGCCTCGGTCACAGCCTCGCCCGCCATCACCAGCCCCGAGCCCGGGAGGCGGCGGTGCGTGTCGAGCACGATCTCGCGGCGGTGCACCAGGAACAGCACGCGGCGCCCGCGCGCCACGGCCCACGCGATGAGCTGCGCGCTGACGGCGGTCTTGCCGAAGCCCGTCGGCGCCACGAGCAGCACGCGGCGGTGTCGGCGGAAGGCCTCGCGCACGTCGTCGATGGCGCGCGTCTGGTGCGGGCGGAGCTGCATCAGCGGGCCGCGTCCTTGCCCGCCAGCCGCAGCGCATGCGCCTCGGTGCGGGTCACGCCGTCCGCGGGGTCACGCCACAGCCCGCGCGCGCGTGTGTCGGCCGGGGTCCACCCCGCCGCGAGCAGCACGTCGATGGGGTCGGCCACGCACGCGGGGCACAGCGGCGCGGCCACGACGCGGGCGTGCGCGGGGAAGTCGGGGCAGGCGCGGACGCGGATCACGCGGCACGCTCCGGGGTGCGCCGCACCTTCTCGTCGCGCATCCATCGCGCGAGCACCGCGGCGCACTGCCCGTAGCTCAGCGCGGCGCTCTCGACCGCGCCCGGCTGCTGCCCACGCAGCGCGACCTCGACGGCGAGTCGCCCGAAGCGCGCGGTCACCCGTCGCAGCGCGCGCCGCACCGCCGCCGCCTCCGAGGGGGTCATGTCCGCGGGCGTGACGTGCGCCGACCCGCCCACGAGCAGCTCCGCGTCCGCGAGCGCGGACAGCCGCTTGACCGCGCGCTTCGCCTCGGCGCGCTCCCACACGGTGCCCGTCATCGCGGGGGGCGTCTCCGACGGTGCCGCCGCCACGACGGGTGCGCTCACCACGATGCCCGCGAGTCGCATCTCCGGGGTGAGCACCACGAGACAGCCGTGGCCCTCGGCGCAGACGTAGCCCGACTCGGTGTCGGGGTCGGCGTCGCGCATCATCTCCGCGCGGGGCGCCTCGCGCCCGCAGGCGTCGCAGACGACCCGCCCCGGCTCGCGCGCCGCCCGCGCCGTGGCCGCATGGACCGCGCTCACGCCGCCACCTCGATCTCCGCGGGCGTGATCCGGTCGGGCCGCGACGCGCTCCAGGGCACGACCGTCTCGGTGTCGCCCGCGGGGTAGCGCACCTCGAGCCCGTCGAGCTCCAGGCCCACGACCTCGCCCCACCGGGTCTGCCCGTCGCGCGTGATGCCCACGGGGTCACCGGGCTGCAGCGCGCGGAGCACGCGCTCGGTGTCGCGGTGGGGGGTGCACCGGCTCACGCGCCACCTGCCTGGCGGGAGGTATTCGGCGCATTCGACGCGGCGGTGTAACCGTCGGCCCGCTGACGCAGCGTAGAGAGCGAGATGACCCCCACCGCCGCGACGGTCGCCACGAAGAGCAGCGCGCCGCCCGCGTGGTGCAGCCCGGCGAGCACCAGCACGGTGCCGACGACGGCGAGCAGGGCGCCGGCGAAGGCGACGAACGCCGCCACGGCCCCGGTGTCACGGTGAGGCGCGGCGCCACGCTCACCCGGCGCTGTGCTACGCGCGTGCGCGGTGTGCGCTGCATGGCCCGTGTTGTGCGAGGGGAGCATCACGCGGCGTCTCCCACGGCAGGGGAGGGGGTGATGTTCTCGACGGGGTCGGGAGCAACGAGCTCCTCGACCGACACCCCGAGCGCGCGGGCGATCTTGACCGCGACACCCGCGGCGAGGCGCTCCCCGCGGTCACCGCGTTCGAGCTGGTGGATGTAACCGACGGTGACGTCGGCGGCGGTGGCGAGCTGCGCAGCGGTCAGCCCCGCGCGCTCCCGCATGTCCTTGAGTCGGGCAGTGAGGTCCATCGCGTACAGTTGTACGAGATGTGCGCGCGGAGGTCAATACAACCGTGCGGTCGTTGTCATGCGCGGAGGGTGTACATGTGTATTGAGCCCGGTAACCTGAGCCTTGTGGACCCCGTCGCGCTGCGCATCCAGAGCCTCCTCGACGAGCACGGGTGGACCCCGTACGAGCTCTCGAAGCGGTCGGGGCTGTCGGACTCGCACATCACGCTGATTCTGCGGCGCGGCACGAAGCGAGTCGGACGGGCCACGCTGTCGAAAATCGCCGCGGGCGCGGGCGTTTCGCTGCGGTGGCTTGAGGACGGCGAGGGCGCACGCACCGAGGCCGCGCCCGTCGATGTCCGCGTGGTCCCTGAGGATTCCGACCCGCGGATGCGCAACCGCGAGGGCTTCGACCGCCACCTGACCGCGGCGAAGGCGCTGCGCCCCGGGATGCCCGGTTACGTGTGGGACGCGCTCGGCGACGGCGACCCGCTGGTGATCGCCCCGCTGACCCCCGCGATGCTCGCCGACATCGCCGATGTGCTCGTGAAGTACATCCCTGCGCCGCCTGGACATACCCTGTCACGCCGCGGTTGACGAACGCTGGAGCTCTCGGCCTTTCTGGCGTATCGGCGCGGGTTGACCGTGTGAACTGTCGCGCGTCATCCTCTGCCGATGCTCGGGGACGAAATCGCGCGGCAGGCGTGGGCCGAACTGCAGAGCGGTCGGCGCACGCTTAGCAGCGCTGACATCGAGGGCATCGCCGCGGTTGCTCGAGCGTGCCGCGCGGCGATGGAGGCCCCCGCGCCTGGCGCCGAGGGGATCGCCAACGCGCTCGGCTTCGCGGTGGTCCGCGCGCAGCTCCCGCCCGAGGCGCCGGGGATCCACGCGGCCGGGATCGTGTTCGCCCGGCCGCAGCGCGACGCCGCCCGCGGCGAGGTGATCGTCTACCACGAGACCTCGCACGGCTACCTGCGGCGCCTGAAACTGCGGCACGAGCACCCCGACGTGTGGGCGCTCGCGCTGTCCCTCGGGTGCCCGATCGAGGTGGCCGCTGCGCATCGCGGCGGCTCCCCGCTGGACCTCGCCGCGGCGTGCGGGGTGCCGTGCTGGTTCGCGTGGATGCGGCTCGTAACCCTGGAGGACCACACAGCTTTGCGGGTGGCGTAGAAAAAACAGCACAAGTGTATTGACGGCCGCAGGGGCAGGCCGTACAACTGTGCTGCCCCCCGGACATCACCCCCGGGGCGCCAGGACCCGCCGTGCTCTTCCCCGTCGCCCGCCCCCTCCCGCTCTTCGACCGCTGGCTGACCAGCGCTCCCGCCGAGCCCCCCACCTGCTGCTGCTACTGCGGCGAGCCGGTCGCGTCGCCCGTGCACTACCTCGGTAGCGCCGCGGCTGCGCACCTCGGCGAGCGCGTCGGCGACGTGGTGTGCGACGAGCACGCGGCGATGGTCCGCGAGGACCTCGGCGGCGCGGCGGTGTCGCTGTGACCCGCGCCGAGAGTCGCTGCCGGGTTTGCCTGTGCGTCTGCACCGACGAGGAGCACGCGCTCACCCAGGAGCAGGCCGACGCGCTCCTGCTCGACGCCGCCACCGCGGTGGTGTGCCTCGACTGCCTGCGCCGCGTCGCCCCGCGCCCTGCGCCCCGCGTGGTGCACATCGGCACCGTCGCCTGCGACCTCGCGGACCGCTACCCCGTGGCGGTGTCGCTGTGACCGGCGCGGAGATCGACGCCATGCTCGCGGCTGACCCCGCGTACCAGACCGTGTGCGACGAGCACCGGGACGCGTGGATGCTCGCGCTCGACGCGGAGCCCCTGGACCCGCAGCCGTGGCAGCTCGCGTGGTGCGGCGACCGTGACGGCGACGACGCGGCGGTGCAGTCGTGACCGCCCCCGTCTACTGCGCTCGCTGCGGCCGGGCCGCGCCCGAGCACCGCCACCTCACCACGGCGCTCGCGCGCATCGCGTGGCTGCTCGCGGGTGACGCGGTGTGCGCGCCCTGCCACGTGGCCCTGCGACGCGACCTGGACGGTCGCACGCTCGACCGCGAGGTGGGCCAGTGAGCGCGCGTCTCGCCGCCCTGTGCGCTCGCCTGCGGTGCGAGTGGACCGAGAGCCACGCCGCCGGCCGCGTGACGCTGACGCTGCACCGCGCGGGCGTGGCGATCGGCACGGCGTCGGGCTCGACGCTCGACGCTGCGGTCGCGGTGCACGAGGAGATCACCCCGCACGTGCAGCCCCCCGCGCCGCGCCGCCGCCCCATCGAGGACGTGGACGCGCACCCGGCGCTCGACGGCGTCGCGTACAGCACGAAGCGGTGCGACCCGCGCGCGTGCGGCGCCATGCGGGACTGGATCGAGGCTGCCGCGCAAGACCCCCAGGGGCGCGCGGTGCGGCTGTGGGTGGAGACGGAGGAGATGAGCAATGAGCAGTGAGCTTGTGCAGATGGCGGGCGCGCCCGCCGAGGGCGAGCTGGGCGCGCTGATGCGCGTCGCAACGTTCGCGGTGAAGTCCGGGATGTTCGGCGTCGCCAACGAAGCCGCGGCGATGGTGATCATCCTCACGGGTCGGTCGCTCGGCCTGGACCCCACCGCGGCGCTGCGCGGCACGCACGTGGTGAAGGGCAAGGCCGTGACGAGCTCCGACATGATCGTCGGGATCGTCCGCAAGAGCGGCGAGTGCGCCTCGTGGGTGGTGATCGAGTCCACCGCGGAGAAGTGCACCATCGAGACGCGCCGCAAGGGCGACGACGCGCCCGTGCGCCACACGTGGACGATGGAGATGGCGAAGCGTGCGGGGCTCGCCAACAAGGACAACTGGCGCGCGTACCCCCACGCGATGCTCCGCGCGCGGTGCTCCGCGGAGCTCGGGCGCATGGTCTACCCCGACTTCCTTCTCGGGGTGTACGTCGAAGGGGAAATCCCCGAGGAGCCGCGCCGCGCTGAGCGCGCGACGGTGACGCACGACGCGCCCGAGGTCCCCGCGCTTGAGGCGGGGCCGAGCGCGCTCGATGCGTTCACCAGCGCCACGCAGGACGACGGCTTGAAGCTCCTGCTCGACGCGTGGGCGGCGCACAGCGCGAGCCTGACGCGGGAGGGCGCGATCGACGAGGCAAAGACGCACGTCATGCTGTGGATCTCGGCGCGGCTCGCGGTGCTCGTGGGCAGCGAGGTGCAGGTGCTGCTGTCCAACGCCGCGCAGGTCACGCTCGGATTCTGCGTGCTCTACGACCGCCTCGCGTCGGCGCCCACGGCCGACGACGCCCTCGCGGCCTGGCGCGAGCGCGGCGACATGGGCGGCAAGTGGTACGCCCACACGGCGCGGCAGATGGCGGGCCGCACGCTCAAGAGCCTCGGCGTAGCGCTCGCTGACGTGCGGGCGATGCTCGATGACGACGGCCCCGACGGCGGGCCGGGCGGTGGCGAGCGCGCTCCCCAGGGCGACGCCGAGCCCCTCGCGACGGTGCCCGCCCGCGTGGCAGCGAGCAACGACGCGGTGGCCGTCGAAGCGCTCGCGCGGCTCGCGGCCGTATCGGCCCGCACGCACCTGTACCGCAGCGCGTGCAAGCACGCCGCGGAGATCCTGACGAACCCGCTCGTGCGCGAGGTCTACGCGCACACGGCGCGACGCATCGAGCGCGTCGACACGACGGACACCCGCACGCCCGCGGAGCTCGACGCCGCGGCGCGCGACCTCGTGGCCATGTGGGCCACGACAGCGACCCCAGCCAGCAACAGCAACGACAGCAGCAAGGCGGCGTGAACATGCGAAAGACCATCGAGCCCGGCACCTACTCAGCCCGCGCGACCGCGTGGGCGTGGGACACCACGAAGGACGGCAAGCCCTACCTGACGATCAACTTCGACGTGGAGGGCGCCACCGTTCGCGGGCGGCTGTACTTCGACACCGACCGCACCGACGCCAACGGCCGCACGGGCGCCGACCGCAGCATGGAGGCGCTGCGCGCGATGGGGCTGCGGACGAGCCTGCGCGCGCTGGTGACGGGCGCCGAGCGCATCGACGCGGGCCTCGCGTCGCTTGAGGTGGTGCAGAACGACCGGGGCTACCCGGAGGCGAAGTACATCAACGCACCGCTCGCGCCCAAGGTGTTCCAGGCGCCGACGCGCGAGCAGATGCTGGAGCTCATCGCCGCGGTCGACGGCGAGGGCACCGCGCCCACCCGCCCCGCCCCGCAGCGCGCGCCCGCGCCGCGCCAGCCGCCGCGCGGGTTCGACGCGGGCGAGGGGGAGGATTCCATCCCTTTTGACATGGCTGCGCGATGAGCACGGGCGACGCATCGCGCAGCGAAAACCACAAGCGGCTGTTCTGGCAGCGCGTCACGTTCGGTGATGGCTGTTGGGAGCACCGCGGATCGCTCGGCAGTCACGGCTACCCGCAAGCGACAGGTGGGCCGCGCGGGATGAGCTACCCGGCCCACCGGGTCTACTGGTTGCTGTTCGTCGGAGAGGTCCCCGCGGGCATGTTCGTCTGTCACCGCTGCAACAACCGCAAGTGCGTTCGGCCGGATCACCTCTACGTCGGCACGCACAAGCAGAACATGGACGACATGGCGCGCGCGGGGCACCCCAGGCGCGCGCTGACCGAGGATCAGGTGCGTCGGATTCGAAGCACGGCTGAGCCCTCGAAGGTCTTGGCGGCAGAGATGGGCGTGGCGGCTTGCACCATCACCAACGTGCGGAAGGGCGCCGTGTACCGACACGTCACGTAGACCCCGCACGCCCCGCACCCCGCGGGGCCTCGCGGCGGGGGCTCGGCATCGCGTGACTCCCCCCGGGTCGCGCACGGATCCGAGCCTCCACCGCGGCGCCTCACCGGACGCACCGAGCGACGGCACGCACACGAGGAGATGACGACGATGACCTCCGAGACGACCACGACCCGCCCGCCGACCGCGGGCTCTCTCGCCGCCGCGGCGCGCGACCTGTCCGCGCGGCTCTCGCGCCTGGCCGACGTGCTCGACCGCAGCGAGCCCGACAGCGAGCACGCGCACCGGATCGAGCGCGCCCTCGGCGAGTGCAGCCACGGCGCCACGGTCGCGGCGGTCAACGTGGCGGGGGTGCGGTCGTGACGCAGATGGACCTGCTCAAGCCCGCGGCGCCGCCGACGCCCGCGGCTGCGCTCGTGCCCGCGCGCCCCACGGACCCCGACGCGGGGCCGCGTCAGACCGTGGAGCAGTGGCGCCACCCGACGCACGGCGAATGCACCGGGGTCCACAGGAACGGCCCGGCGTACCTCCGCGCCGCAGACGGCGCCCGCGTGCCGCTGCTCTCTGTCTCGCCGATGGGCGGCGGCAAGCGACCCGACGGCACATCGAGCCGCTACCGCTACGTCCGCGGCGAAGACGGCGCGCGGGTTCAGGTCGACCTGCTCACGCGCGGCGAGGACCACCGCCGCATGTCGTCGCCGCTGCTCGGTCTGGGGTGGCTGATCTACCCGACCGAGTGGCGCGATCCGCTGCGGTGGGAGGGCGACGACGGCAAGCGCCTCCCGTTCGACGTGGTCACGTATCAGGCGGGCGACGCGGCCTACATTGCCGAGTCCGCGCGCGTCGAGAAGAGCCGTAAGCGCGACAAGGTGTGGCCGCAGCTCGAAGGCGAGGCCGCGCGATGGATGCGCCTGACGATGCGCGACGGCACCAGCATGGACTTTCGGAGGGATCAGCCGTGACGCAGCTACACATGACGCAGCTCGAGCTCGTGCCCGCCGCGCCCGCGCTCACCCGCGGGCAGCGCCTGGACATGCTGCGCCGCCGCCACCGCGCATGGCTCGCCCGCGAGGCGCAGGTCGAGCGCGTGGTGCGGATCGTCGCGCCGCACCTCCGCGACGAGAGCAGGGCCGAGGTGCCCACGCTGGACGTGCTGGACGACATCACGCCCGTGACGGTGCGGCTGCGAGGTGTGGCGTGATCCCCGCGATGCTCTTGCGGCCCATGCCGCGGCACTCCCTCGTGGACCTCGCGATCCACGTGACGACCCCGCACCGCGGCAGCGCGCGGCTGGACCTCGCGCTGATCGCGACGGCGGCGGCGGACTCGTGGTGCACCAGCGCCTCGGTGCCGCGCCCGCCCGCGCCGCATGACCGCGACGTGCTCGCGGCGTGCAAGGCCGTGTCCCGCGCGCATCGGATCACCACCGACGACGGCTACAAGGCCCGTTGCGTGCGGGCCATGACGCGCATGGCCGACGCGATCAACGCCAGCGCGGAGCCGCGCGCGACCGTGCTGTGCGCGGTGCTGCTCGACCTGCTCAACGACCGGCACGAGCCGGAGTTCGCCGCGCTCTCGCGTGAACTCACGCGGCTCGACCGGGTGCTGCCGCGAGGCGAGGGCGTGGAGCAGAGGGCATCGGAGATCGCGGAGATGATCCGCGGGGAGATGGGGCGATGACACGCATCCTCGCGCTCGAAGGCCCCGACGGCTGCGGCAAGAGCACGCACGCCGACCGCCTCGCCGCTGCCCTGCGCGCCGAGGGCGTCGACGCGGTGGCGTTCCACCACGCGAAGCCCGTGACGGACGACGTTGTGGCCGCGGCGCTGGACTACGCGCGGCAGCGGCACGAGATGGTCCGCAACACGACCGCCGCGGTGATCGTGGCAGATCGGTGGACGCCCTCGACGTGGTGCCTCGGGAGCGCGATGGCGGCGCTGCTGAAGCTCGAACACCGCAACCTCTTCGGGCTGACCGACCTCGCGCACGCCGAGGCGAGGTGGCTCCCTCGCTGTGACGGCGCGCTGCTGTGGGCGCCCGACCCCGTGCTCGATGCGCGGCTGAAGGCGCGCGGCACGCCCGCGAACGAGATGCACCGCAAGCTTCGCGAGGCCTATGCGTGGTGGGCGGGGACCGCAGTGCCGCGCTTCGACACCTCCCGCCCCGCCGACGCGGTGGCCGCGGGGCTGCTCGCATGGGCGCGCGGGGTGCTTCGATGACGCAGTTGGAGCTAGCAGCCCGCACGGTCCCCATGCGCCACGTCCAGGGCAGCGAGCCCGTGTCCATCCCCGCCGACGCGCTCTGCGTGCTCGCGCCGGGCCACGACACCGCGCGTGACCACGTGGTGCGCGACGACGCCCCGCGGGGCCGCGCGTGGGTCGCGGGCGACGTGCCCGAGGGTGCGACGGTGTGGGTCCAGGCGGATCGCCGGTGGCGCGCAATGGTGCGCGTCGGGGGTGCGCTGTGATGCAGCTCGCCCTGCTGCTCGACGCGCCCCGCGTGCGGGAGCGTGCGCCCGACGAGCCGCCGCCCGTGGTGATCCGCGGGATGCAGCGCGACCAGGTGGTGATCGTCGACGGCATCGCCCACGAGGTGCGCGGCGTCGACGACGACGGCCCGTGCTGGTGCCCGGTGGGGATGCCGACCGTCGGGCACTTCCGCGCGCTGCTGTGGGAGGAGGTCGAGGAGATCGCCCCCGGCCGCTGGCGCACGCTCACCCCGGCCGCGCCCGTCGTGGCGAGCACGGAGGGCGTGGCGTGAGCGCCGACGAGACGACGCGCCTGCGGGCGCTGCTGGAGCGGGCGACGCTGCCTGTGTCGAAGCCCTATCCGCGCGTCGCGGTGCCCGTGTGCGCCGCGGTCACGGCGAGGTGCGCGTGAACTTCTTCCTCGGCGCCCACCACCCGCACTGGCTCGCGGATGCGCGGTTCACCGACGTGCCGCTGTTCGTGTCGCACCGCAGTCTCGGGCGCTACAAGACGCTCCCGCGCGCGGTCGGGTCGTGGGCCTTGGACTCGGGTGGGTTCACCGAGCTGTCCATGAACGGCCGCTGGACCCTCCCGGCCGCGGAGTACGCGCGCGCCGTGCTGCGCTACCGCGATGAGGTCGGCGGGCTCGCGTGGGCCTCACCTCAAGATTGGATGTGCGAGCCGGTGATGCTCAAGGCCACGGGCCTTGCCGTCGAGGAACACCAGCGCCGCACCATTGCCTCGGTGCTGGAGCTGCGCGCCCTCGGCGCCCCCGTGATCCCCGTGCTGCAGGGGTGGGGGCTGGCGGACTACTGGCGGCACGTCGAGGACTACGACCGCGCGGGCATCGACCTGGCGCGCGAGCCCGTGGTGGGTGTGGGCACGGTGTGCCGCAGGCAAAACACCATGACCGCGTCGGTGCTGATGCGCGGCCTCGCAGAGGCGGGCCTGCAGCTTCACGGCTTCGGCTTCAAGGCCACGGGGCTGCGCGCGAGCGCCGACGTGCTCGCGTCTGCCGACTCCCTCGCCTGGAGCTACAACGCGCGGCGTGAGCTGCCGCTGCCAGAGTGCCGCGGGCGCCACAAGAACTGCGCGAACTGCCCGCTGTGGGCGCTCTCGTGGCGCGATGACCTGCTCGCGTCGCTGAGTCGACAGCGGCAGCTCTGCCTCGCGGGGGTCGCGTGATGGACGCGGGCGCGTGTCGGGCGTGGGGGCTGATCCTGCTGTGGTGGCACCGGCCGAGGGCGTGGTGCCCCGCGGGCGACGGCAGGCGGTGTGGAGACACAGCGGGCACGGCCCGCGAGGGGATGACGATGGACACGGAGCACGGGGAGCACACGGAGATCGCGCGACTCATCGGGGACCTGCAGCGCGCCGAGCGTGAGCGCGACGCCCTCGCCGCCACGCTGGAGACGCGCACCACGGAGCACGCGCTCGCGATGGCGCGGGTGCGGGAGCTGGAGGCCGCGCCGCGGCCGGGTCAGGCGCTGTTCAACGCGCTGGCGGGCGTCGATCCCGACTTCGCCGAGAGCATCCGCGCGACGGACCTCGACCCGTTCCACTATGACGGCCGCATCCCCGCGCTGCTCACGGCGTGGCGCGATCGGGTCCGCACGCTTTCGCGCGTGCGCCCGCTGCGGATCTTCGTGGTGGGCCAAGACGAGACTGTCGCTCGCGAGAGCGGCGCCGTGGATTCGGTGCGCATCAACCACGTCGTGGCGGCGCACGGATCGGCGGACGCGGGGCGCATCGCAAACGCGGACCTTGGCGGGTGGAACTCCATCACCGGAACGGTTCGCGGCGTGGAGGTCATGGTGCGAACCACGACCGGAGAGACGAAGTGGATGACCCCGGAGAAGCTCATCGCGAGCGGCGTTCGCCGTGGCGTGGTGACGCGGGGCGACGGCGCGGAGGTGTCCCGATGACCACGCGGCTGACCATCCTCGACGGCGAGGACCACGCCACCGACACCCACCGCGCGGCGCTGTTGTCGCTCGCGGGTCGCATCCGTGACGCGGTGCGCCCGCACGTCCCCGGCGCCCACGTCCAGGTCGACGTGTCGTGCGACGCTCGCGGCGTCCGCGCGCCGAGCACGGTGGCGACCATCAGCGTCCGCGTGGGCGAGTGGGGCACCGGGGCGCGCGTCGCCCTCGACGGCCACCACGCGACCCGTGCGGCGCGCGAGGTCGTGACCGCGCTGCGCGACAGGCTCACGGCGCGGCTCGCGTGGCATGAGGCGATGGCCCGCGGGTGCAGGTATGCCCTCGCGGTGGTGGAAGCGGAGGTGTCCCGTGGCTGAGACGTGGCGGGTGGTCCTCGCGTCGGGCGAGGTGCGGGAGGTGCGGGTCGTTCGGCGCAGCGGTGAGTGGAGCGCGGAGGGCTCGGCGTTGCATGGCATTGAGTTCGGCGTTGTGCCGTGGGCTGCGGTGGTGCGCCTCACGCTGCGGTGGCCGGACCGCCCTCGCGAGATCCTCGCCCCCGGCGAGCCGACGCGCGCAGAGCTCGCCGCGCAGCTCGCCGCCGTGACCGCGGAGCGGGATGGCCTGATCGTGGACCACCGCGCAGCGTCGACCGCCTGCGGCAGCGCCACGCTTCGCGCGGGGTTCTTCGCGGACATCGTCCGAGAGGTCGCGCGCATTGTCGACCCTCGCGACGGGGAGGCGGTGGTCGAAGCCGCACAGCGCGTGACCGCGGAGCGGGACGCCCTGCGCGCGGAACGCGACGGCGAGCACGACCTCATCGCGCGGCAAGAGGGCATCCTGACGGCCGTGGCCAACGCGCTCAAGGGCGCGCCGCCCGCGCTGCGTACGCACTCGCACCACGACCTCGGCGCCGTCGCTGCGGCCACGGTCGCGCAGCAAGCGCCCCTCGTGGCGTGCGTGGACGCCCTGCGCGCTGCGGCCACGGCAGCGGGCTGGCGTGACGCCGACGCGACGGGCGAGACGCTCGTGGCGTGGGTGCGGCGGGGGGCGATGCAAAGCCGTGGCTGACCCGCAGCGCATCGCCGCCCTCACCGCGGCCCTCGCCGATGCCGTCGCGTCCAACGACGCCCGGGTGGCCTGGCGCACGCTCTCGGGCGAAGCCGCGGCCCGAGGCTTCCCCACCGCGCGGGCCTTCCGCGAGTGGTGCCAGCGCGCAGGCGTGTCCATCCGCGAGGTCGGCGGCGTTGCCCTCGTGGCCGTCGCCGACGTCGACCGCGTGGGCCTCGACGCCCCTGCGCGCCCGGTCCCGGCGTGGCAACGGCAGACCGTCGACCAGACCCTCGGTGAGATCGACCGCGAGCTCGGACGGGGATAGCCTCCCCGACCCATGCCCCGCCGCCCCCAGGGCTCCGTGATCCTCCGCGCCGGCGTGCGCTACGCCCGCGTCACCCTCCACCGCGAGCCCCACGTCCGAGGCCGCTCCCCCCGCGCCGAGGTCCGCATCACGCGCACCGAGGGCGCCGTGACCGCCGCCTACGCCCTCGCCTTCGCCCGCCGCACGCAAGCCCTCTACGACGCCGGGCAGTGGTCCCCGCCATCGGCCGCGCCGCCGCCCGGGGCCACGGTCGCGGAGTGGGTCGCGCGCTGGTGCGCCGCGCAGAGCTACACCACCGCGGCGACCGACGCCCGCCGCGTGGCGCTCTACCTCGCGGGGAGCCGCCTCGGCGCGCAGCAGCTCCGCACGGTCACCCCGCGGGACGTCGCCGCGTGGCTCGATGAGGTCCGCGGGCGACGCACGCGCTACGACCGCCCGCCCGCCGAGCGCACGGTGCGCAACGCCTACGACGTGCTGCGCCGGGCCTTGAGCCGCGCCGTCTTCGACGGCCTGCTCTCGCAGGACCCGTGTGCGGTGATCCCGGGCGACGTGCTCCCGGGCGCCGAGGACGCCCACCCGGAGCGACGGCGGGGCTACCGGCTCTCGCGCCTCGAGGTGGAGCAGCTCCTCGGCGACGGCGGCATCGAGGATGACCGGGCCGTGCTCTACGCCCTGCTGCTGCTCACGGGCGCGCGGCTCGGTGAGGCCGCGGGCCTGCGATGGTGCGACCTGTCGCCGCGCGAGCCCCTCGACGCGGTGGTCCTCGCCGAGCAGGTCGACGGGCGCACCGGGGAGCGACGCGCAACGAAGACCCGCGCGGTGAGGGAGGTCCCGCTGCACCCGGTGCTCGGCGCGGTGCTCACGGCCTGGCACGCGCGGTGGAGCACCTGGTACGGGCGCGAGCCCAGGCCGGCTGACCTCGTGGTCCCGGCGCGCGCGCATCGGGCCGTGCCCTCGGTGGGCAGCGCGCGGCGGCAATCCGCCGTGTGGCGGGACCTGCAGCGCGACCTCACCGGGGCCGGGCTCGCGGCGCACAGGGTCCACGACCTCAGACACACGTTCGCGTCCCTCTGCGCCGACGCCGGCATGGCCGAGTCCATCGCGTCGAGGTGGACGCACACCCCGTCAGGGGGCAGCGCCCGCGACGCCTACGTCGCCCCGTCGTGGCAGCGGCAGTGCGCCGAGATGCTCCGGCTGGAGCTCGCCGCGACCCTCGCCGCGAGGCTTGCGGGTGAGCGTAGGGGTGAGCGCGTCGAGGCCGAAAGCGCGAAAGTGCCTGCGGCGCAGCGCGTTGGTGAGGTTCTGGGAGAGGGATTCGAACCCGGATCTTACGGCATTCGTCGGCGTTTGTCGGCCGGGTGAGGGGTGCCAGCGACGACGGGCGCCGAAGCGTGCCCGGTTACGGGTGAGTCGTTCACCCCTACGGGCGCGGCTGAGATCGCCCGCACCAGCGCCCACGCCATGCGCCTCGCGGCCACGCGCTCGGCCTCCGTGGCGCAGCGGGCGAGCTCGCGGTCAGCGACAGCGGCGAGGTGGGCGAGGTCGGCGGGGGTCACCCGGGGAGTGTGGCAGATCCCGGTGGACCGTGGCGGGTTGGAGGCGGGGGGAGTGTCGCCGTCGCAGGACGCGGGGCGGTGCGGGGGAGTGCCCCGTGTCGTGGGGCGGACGCGACCGCGAGGCGCAAGCGCCGGGTCGACGGCGCGGGACTAGCCTACCACCGCCCGCAGCGCGATCCGCGCGCATCCCGCGGGCGGTGCAGCCGGTGCAGCACGCCGACCGACGGCCGCGGGCGCAGCACCAGCAGCGCGAGGGTGAGCCAGAGGCGGCGCACGCGGCTCACTCCCGCGCTCCCGCGTCGAAGCGCACCGGGAGCAGCTGCACCACCTCGCCGGGCGGGTCGGGGACCACCACGTCGCACGCGCGGGTGAGCGCCGTCACCGCGGCGAGGCCCAC